GTGATTGACATTGAGAACAAGGTCTACACTCCGATTGCACAAGCCCTACGAGCTGCTTATTCCGACATTCACATCACGGGTGATTATGTGAATGTTCCCTCTGCTTTCCCCCATGTAAGCATTGTGGAGTCGGATAATTACCCTTCTGTCGATCATTTGGACACAGCAGATCAGGAGCGATTTGCTACGGTCATGTTTGAGGTCAATGTGTACTCTAACAAAACTTCCGGTAGGAAGTCGGAGTGCAAGAAGATCATGGGTCTGATTGACGGCATGATGTATGGTATGAATTTCACCCGAATTTCTCTTTCTCCTGTTCCCAACATGGAGAACGCTACGATCTATCGTCTGGTGGCTCGGTATCGAGCCGAAACGGACGGCACTACTATTTACAGGAGGTAAATGAAATGGCTATTTCTACCTACAAGGTCTTTCTTATGCACAAGACCAGCGGTGGTGATACCTACTCCAAGCTGGTAGACATTAAGGAGTTCCCCGATCTCGGCGGCGAACCCGAAATGCTGGAAACCACCACCCTGAGCGATAATATGCAGACCTATATCGCCGGTATTCAGTCCCTCGATGGTCTGGCATTCGCTGCTAACTACGATCTGGCGAAGTTCCAGGAGCTGAAAGCTCTGGAAGGTTCTCAGCATGACTTCGCTGTGTGGTTCGGCGGCACCGAAGCTGGCGGTGTGGTCACTCCCGATGGTTCCAACGGTAAGTTCTCCTTCAAGGGTGAGCTGTCCGTCTATCCTGTCGGCGGTGGCGTGAACGAGGTCGTTGGTATGAACATCACCATCGCCCCTTCCACCCCCATTGCTTTCTCTGCCACCTAAGAAGTAATCGGCCTAAATGATAAGGAGGATTTATCATGGCAAAGCAGCTCGTAATCAATGACCCCGTTTCCGGCGTGACCTACACGCTGGAATATACCCGCAAGTCCGTTGAGATGATGGAGAAGCAGGGCTTTATCGCAGACGATGTTGAGAAGAAGCCCATGACCATGCTCCCCGCTCTGTTTGCGGGTGCTTTTCTGGCACACCACCGCTTTGTTAAGCGGGAAATCATCGACAACATCTACAAGAAGCTGACCCACAAGGACAAGCTGATTGAGAAGCTGGTCGAGATGTATAACGAACCCATCATGACCCTGCTGACCGAGCCTGAGCAGGAGGGCAACGAGGGAAACCTGAGCTGGACTGCGGACTGGTAAGCGAGTCGCAGTCCGGTAGAACGGGGAGCGGCGGCGGTCTACGCTCCGCTTCCCGTTTCGCTTACACAGAGAAATTTTACGAGGTCTTCCCGTACTACCTTGCGATTGGTATGACCTACGATCAGTTCTGGAACGAGGATTGTGAATTGGTCAAGTATTACCAGAAAGCCGCACAGATCAAGCAAGACCTCAAAAATCAGGACGCATGGCTTCAAGGTATGTATATCTATGAAGCTCTCGTTGACGCTTCGCCCTTGTTCCGAGCCATGGGTGCCAAGAAGCCTACTCCGTACCGCCGAGAGCCTTATGAGCTTAATATGCGGAAAGACGAGCGTGTGCAGCAGAAGCGGGAACAGAAAAATGATGATAAAGCGAAAGCCTTTATGGAAGCCTTTGCCATGGCGAACAACAAGAAATTTCAACAGAAAGGTGGTGGCGTAAATGGCTGATAATGTGGAAATTCAGGGCATTGAATTTCAGATCATTTCCAGCGGTGAGGAAGCGGACAGTTCGCTTTCTAAGCTGAAAAAGACCCTGAGCGGTCTGAAATCTCCCGCCAATGAAAGCACCTCTGCCCTTGGGCGTATGCGAAACACTTTGGGTGGTCTGAATTCCGTCATGAAGACAATGACATGGAATACGGTCTACATGGGTCTGCGGAAGGTTTCTTCCCTGATTGCAAAGGCAATCACGAAATCCAATGCTTACCAAGAGAACCTGAACCTTTTTACCGTTGCTATGGGTAAATACGCAGATCAGGCGTTGAAGTACGGTCAGACGGTCAGCGACATTCTTGGCATTGATATTTCTCAATGGGTTCGCAATCAGGGTGTCTTCATGACCCTCGCAACTGGTTTCGGCGTAGTTGGTGATCGTGCGTACATCATGAGCAAAAACCTGACTCAGCTCGGCTACGACATTTCTTCCTTCTTCAATATCTCTGTTGAAGACGCTATGCAGAAGTTACAGTCCGGTATCTCTGGCGAATTGGAACCTCTGCGTAGATTGGGCTACGACCTGTCGCAAGCCCGTTTGGAAGCGGTTGCTCTGTCCCTCGGTATTGACAAGAGTGTTTCGTCCATGACTCAGGCTGAAAAGGCTGAGTTGCGATACTATGCAATCATGACTCAGGTCACTACGGCTCAGGGTGACTTGGCGAGAACCCTTGACGCTCCCGCCAACCAGCTTCGTATTCTGAAAGCTCAGTTCGAGATGGCAGCTCAGGCTATCGGTAATATTTTCATTCCCGCCTTGAACGCTATCTTGCCTTACGCTATTGCCGTGGTACAAGTCATTCGTGAGATCGCCAACGCCATTGCCAACCTGTTCGGCTTCAAGCTAACCGAAGTTGATTACTCCGGGGTCGGTGAATTGGCGAGCGGTGCGGGTGATCTTGCTACCGGCCTTGATGACGCTGCCGGTGCCGCCAAGAAGTTGAAGCAGTATACTGCTGGCTTTGACGAGCTGAATGTATTTGCTCCCGCTAACGCTTCCGGCTCTGGTGCTGGCGGTGGCGGGGGAACCGGCTTCGATTTTGAAATGCCCGAATATGACTTCCTCGGTGACGCAATTTCTACCAAGGTTGGCGAGATCAAGGCAATGCTCGAACAGAGCTTGGCTGAGATTACCGTTATGGTGAGCGGCTTCCTGCTGGCAGTCGGTGCAATGCTTGTTCTGACTGGCGCAAACATTCCTCTCGGCCTTGGTTTGATGGCGGCGGGTGCTGTCGGTCTGGCGGCTACTGCGGCTCTCAACTGGAACAGCATGAGTACCGAATTGGCGAATACTCTCGCTTTGATTACGGGCGTAATCAGCGGCTTCATGTTGGCCTTGGGTGCAATCATGGCGTTCAGCGGTGCGAATGTCCCCTTGGGTATCGCTCTGATGGCCTTGGGTGCCGTAAGCCTTGCTTCCGCTGTGGCAATTAACTGGCATTGTAGTGACCAGCCGTTGACGGACGCTCTGACCACCTTGACGGGCATTCTCGCCGGTGCTTCTCTGGCAGTCGGCGCAATGTTGGCCTTTACGGGTGTGAATGTTCCTCTCGGTATTGCTCTGATGGCGATTGGCGCAGTATCTATCGCTTCCGCTGTGGCTCTCAACTGGAACGCCCTGACAGACGCTATCAGTTCTCCCTTGGCTCGTATTACTACTCTCGTTGGCACGGCAATGCTGGCCTTGGGTGCAATCCTCGCATTCAGCGGTGGCAGTCTGCCCTTGGGCATTGCGCTTATGGCAGTCGGTGCGGTATCTATCGCTTCTGCGGTAGCCCTTAACTGGAACGGCCTGTCTGATGAAATCAAGGGTACTATCGCTATTATCACGGCTTCTGTTTCTCTGGCTTTACTGGCAGTTGGTGCAGCTCTGGCATTCTCCGGCGTGAACATTCCCTTGGGTCTGGCTCTGTTGGCGGGTGGCGCATTGATGATGGGTACCGCTGTTCTCCCGAATTGGGAAAGCCTGTCCGAGTCGGTGAGAAACACGATCAGCATTATTACTGCTGCTGTGGGCGGTGCGCTTCTGGCAGTCGGTGCTATTCTTGCCTTTACCGGCGTGGGTATTCCCCTCGGTATCGGTCTGATGTTGGTTGGTGCCGCAGCCCTCGGTACAGCGGCAGCTCTCAACTGGAACACCGTACTGAATAAGGTCAAGGAAATCCTGAAAAACATCGGCGTAGCGGCGGGTGGCGCACTTCTGGCACTCGGCCTGTTGCTGATCGTAACCGGCGTGGGTATTCCCCTCGGTATCGGTCTGCTTCTGGCGGGTGCGGCTACTCTGGCTACCTCGGTGGCTCTGAATTGGGACTTCTTCAAGCAGAAAATTCAGTATATGTTGGACGGCGTGACCACGGCATTCAAGAGCTTCATTAACGGTGGCCTTGGTCTGTTCGAGAATTTTGTCAACGGCGTTATTCGTATTGTCAACAAAGTCATTTCTTGGGTCAATAGCGCAGTCGGTTGGTTGGGTATCTCTATTCCCTTCATTGCCGAGGTCACTATTCCCAAGTTGGCTGACGGCGGTTTCGTTGATGAAGGTCAGCTCTTTATCGCCCGTGAAGCGGGTGCGGAAATGGTCGGTGCCATTGGTCGTAGAACCGCAGTTGCCAACAATGAGCAGATCGTAGACGGTATTGCCGCTGGTGTCAGCATTGCAAACGACAGCGTGGTTGCCGCAATCTATGCTCTGCTGAATGTGGTCGAGGGTAAGGAAATGTCTGTCGCAATCGGTGACGATGTGATTGGGCGTTCCTATGATCGTTATAACCGCAACAGAGGTGTCCGTGTGAATGATGGTGCCTTTGCCAACGCTTATTAACACAAATCCCTCTCTGCTTCCGGCAGACGGCGGCAGAGAGGGGACAAGAAATAGGAGGAAATGATTATGACAAGAAAAGAGTTTTACAAGGCTATTCTGGACGAAGTGCAGGGCGGTATTGCTGTCCTGAATGATCGTGCAAGCGAGATCGCAAGTCGGAAGCAGAAGATTGAGTCCGGGAAGTATTCGCAGGACTACATTAGAAAATTGAGAGATGAAATCGATCAGTTCGAGAGCGAAATGAAGGTTGAGTCCAATGACCGTATGCGGAAGATCAACGCTATTATTGAGAAAATGAAGGTATCTTTGGACGAAGAATTCGCACTTCGAGGAGCGGATATTAACGATGACGCAAAGTTGCTGAATTTCAATCTGAGCGCAAAAGAGCTGTTTGATCTGTTGAAGCGCAACGAGGACAACCCCACGATGTATCAGCTCATTCTCAAAAACGCCGCAGATCGCAATATTAACCTCGGTATCCAGTTCGTGGGTAATACGCGAGAAATTAACTCTATGTATGCGGTTGCCGACGCTGCCGAAGTCACTCTCAAGCATTACATGGTTGGAAATGTTTTTGCTCGGCTCTTTGGTGAGGGTTCCACCTTTGAACGGCAGTACAACATTGCCGATCAGACCAAGCAGGAACCCGTCAAAATCGCCTATTCTGATGACCGTATCGCCAATGCGGTACGACTGCTGAAAGACAGTCACACGCTCTCCCCCGTGGTTCAGCAGGACATTGTGCGGGAGTTCGCCAATCAGCCCGGAGTTCTGTCTATCCTGAAAGACGCTGCCGAACAGGGTCGCCAGCATGAAGCGGCAACGCTTGCCGATAATCTGCTGACCGGCAAAGCAGAATGAATTGGGCTATGAGATTTGGCATTTCAGCTCCCTACACTCAACAAGAGCTGTATGAGCTGTGGTGCAATTTCAGAGAAGACCCCAACGCCGACAAAATTTTGTCCGACTTCATGGATTGTGACAAGAAAACGGCGGGAGCGGTGATTGATATATTCGAGAGCCGCTTTCGCCATGATCGGCGTTACGAGCGGGAAGGAAAGGACTATTGAAATGGACGGCGAAAATTCCGTATATCTGCGTCACGCTCTGGCTATTTACGATCTCCCACCCATCGACATTTCCGACATTGAACAGGTGAAAAAACGCTGCGAGTGGTATATACGCCGGTGCATTGAAGACGATATGAGCTTAACGGTTGCTGGTGTATGTAGTGCGCTCGGTATTAACCGATTTACCTTTTATCGTTGGTGTATTGGTGAAACCCGCTCCCGCACTCATAGTGCGTATTTTCAGAAGCTCAAAAGGGTTATGAATGCTGAGTTAGAAACACAGTTAATGAACGGGACAGTTCCCGTTGTTTCGGGTATTTTCTTGCTGAAAAACAACTTTGACTATAAAGATCAGTCGGAGATGGTGTTGACCCCCAATGTTCAACTTGGCGATCCCGTATCACCCGACACATTGGAGCGGAAATATCTCGAAGCGGCCTATGGAAGTCATGAAGAACCAGAAGCCATTGACCTATGAAAAGGAAAAGGCGGCTGAGTCTGCTACCCTCAGCCGCCCTCTTTGGGGGAAATCTTCACTTGTTTGTTTTGATCTCCATAATATCGTCTGGCGAAACTTCAAGGACTTGGCAGATTTTTTCCAGAGTCTTCCCGGAAATGACCTCGCCTTTCCCCATGGCCGAAATAGTGGTGGCTGACATTTTGGCTTCTTTCCGCAACCATTCCTTTGTCACGCCACGATCAATCAGCAATTTCCAGAGTTTATTATAGGAGAAAGGTGCAAAAGACACGCACGATCACTCCCTTCTATATTAGCCCATCGTTATTGTAACACACCTTCCAAAAGAAAGCAAGAGATTTTCTACTAAAAAATGTAGAAAACCTATTGACAACGATAGGGCTATCGGTGTAGAATGTCTATCGTAAAGAGTAGATGTTCTCGCAATAACGAAAGAGGTGTCCTTTATGGCAAGCACAAGTCCGTTGAAGAACAAAGACGGCGTGATTTACGCTTATCAAATCCGAGTCTACCGTGGACGGGACGCTGACGGCAAGCAGCTCAAACCTTATTCCACGGTGTGGAAAATCCCCGATGGCATGAAAAATAGCCGTTCTATCAAGAAAGAGCTTGACAAGTTTGCGGCGATTTTTGAGAAGGAATGCAAAGACGGCCTGATTGCGCCTGAGAAAAAGACCTTCTCTGACGCTGCCAAATACTACATTACGCTGAAAGAGCGTGATCGTAAACACCGCACGGTATTTCGGTACAAGCAACTGCTGGATAGGATTAACAATGAAATCGGGCATTTTAAGCTGTCCGACATTACCCCCGAACACCTGAACCGCTTTTATATCAAGCTCGGTGAACAAGGCCAGAACAAGCAGACGGGCGGCGGTTTGTCCACAAAGACCATTCTGGAACATCACCACCTCATTCATGCTATCTTTGCTCAGGCCGTGAAAGAAGGTACCGCCCGGAGTAATCCGGCAGACTTCGCTACCCCGCCTGTTCACAAGAAGAAGGAAGCGGAGTTTTTTGAGGTGGAAGAAGTACAGCGCATTATGGAGTGTCTGAGCAAAGAACCCTTGAAATGGCGGTGCATTACTCTACTTATGATTGCCACCGGCGCAAGACGAGGTGAGATCATGGCTCTGAAATGGTCAAACATCGACTTCAAAAAGTGTGAGATCAAGATTTGCGGCAATCTCCAATACACCGTTGAGCGTGGTATTTATCTGGACACCCCTAAAACTAATGTTTCCCGCTATGTGATTGTAGATCAGTCAGTCATGGGGCTTCTCTCCCAGCTCAAAAAGGAACAGACCCTTCAAAGGTTCCGCATGGGTGCCGGTTGGCATGATACCGGTTACTGTTTCACCCGTGACGATGGTACTGTAATGAACCCCGGCTCCATTACTGACTACCTTTTGAAGTTTGCCAAGAAATATGATCTCCCGCACATCAACCCTCACAAGTTTCGACACACTCAGGCCAGTATTCTCTATGCCGCAGGAATTGACCCCATTACTATTTCTAAGCGGCTCGGTCATCAACAGGTAAGCACCACGCAGAATATCTATGCTCACATGGTTGCTAAGGCAGACGCAGAAGCCAGCGGCGCAGTCGCTAATGTTTTGTTTCAAAAGAAAGAATTGAAGGAGGAAATTTCATGAGTTTCGCAACCAGTTTTCTTGTCGATGTGGTCGACAACAGCATGAGTCCTACCCTGTTTAAGGGGGACTATGTTACCGTCCTTTCCGGCTTTGAGGTGGACGAAGACCACATTGCGGCAGTCCTTGTGACTGATGATGTAGCACAGACCACAAGCCTGTATCTCCGCAAAGTCACGGTAGAGCATGATCGGGTTATTCTTGCTCCCGCCAACCTCTCCTACCCTACCCTGATTTTTGAGGGAGAGAACATCAAAAATGTACGCATTCTTGGTGTTCTGACTCATATTCACCGGTTCTTCGACAATGGCTATCCGGGGCGTATTTTGACTGCCAAAAGAGCCGTCAACAACCGATTGGCCTTGGAAAAGCAGACCGGCAATATCGAGTGTGAGCCGGTGGAGGAAGAACCCCGTCAGGTCATGACCATGGACGATGTTGTGGCCTTGTTCAGCAAGGCAAAGAAGGGGTGAGCAAATGAGTTACAGAAATATGCTCAGGGAGATCAACACCCTCCTTGCTGACCGGAAAAAGGCAACCGAATATCCTGATCTTCACGACTGGACTATGGAAGCCTATTCTGTCATTGACCGGCTCTCCCATCTGCCGAAGGGCAGCTATGAGATCAGAAACCCGCTCGACAGGCGGTGTGCGCTCGAAATGCAGAAGAAAATGCCTGTGTTGGAGAAGGAAATCCAGAAGACAATCAACATTCTGAAAAAGATGGAAAGGGGTAATTAACATGAAGTACGATGAGTTCAAGGAAGCCTTTGAGGGTCTGTGCTATGAGCTAAACCGGATTACCGAAACCTCTGCTATTCTTGCGAATGTTGCCAGACACCACGGTGTAGACAACATCGACAACGACTCAGGGGGAGATTATACCGCCGCCTTGGAGTTGGTTGCAGAAAATTTGAGACAGTCGGTAGAGAAACATTTAGCCCTATTTGGTGAAATTTCCCTACACGGCATTACTCAGGAAGGAGCCTAAGAACATGGACAAGAGCCGTGAAATCTATGATCTCATGTATGACGCAGGGCATGAGCTGGACGCAGCTCTGCAAGGGTTTGAGTATCTGTTTGAAGCCCTGTTTGAGGACAACAAGCCCTCTCCCAATTACACCATTGATTACCAGCGTAATCAATCCGTGTTTTGGCTGTTCCTCGACACTCTACACAAGGTTGCAGGAAAATACTCTCTGATTATGGGAGAGGACAGCAATCCCCGCATAGAACATGAAATGGACACGCTGAATAGGTTGCACGCCCTGAACAAGTGGTGGCAGACCCCGGAAAAGCAGAGGGACAAGGCATGAGTGCTTTTGTACCAGAGAAACAGCCACAGGCTCAGGCGTTAAGCCTACTTCTCGCACAACGGGTCAGGGAGTATTTCAAGTGTCCGAAACACCGGGCAGAGTTTGAAGCGTGGTTTCTGAAAAAGAATGGTTATCCCTATGAATGGAAAAAGGTAGGAGGAAAGTAATTTCTATGGCAAAGATCGACACCAGTAAGATTGAGGGCTATGCGGAAATGTCCGCAGAGGACAAGGTAAAAGCCCTTGAAGCGTGGGAATATGACGATAATTCCGCTGAGGTAGAACGATGGAAACTGGCCTGTAACAAAGCCTGTACGGACGCTGCCACTTGGAAGCATAAGTATCAGGAAACACAGTCTGATGACGCACAGAAACAGGCCGCAGAAAGTGAGCTTATCGCCGCCCTGAGAAATGAGTTGGACACCATGCGGAAAGAAATGTCCCTCATGGAATTCAAAGCTGAATATATCCGTATTGGTTATCCTGACAATCTCGCAGGGGAAATCGCTCTGGCATTGGTGGAGAAAAATTTTGATGGTGTAATCGCCCTTCAACAAGAATTTCTCGACAAGCAGAGCAGTAAAGCCAGAGCTGACGCTTTGACCAAAACCCCTAAGCCCCCTGCCGGGAGTGGTGAAAGAATGATCTCGGTTGACGATATTAGAAAAATGCCCTTTGAAGAAAGGATTGCATTCGCTCAACAGTACCCCGAGCAGTATAAGGCTGCTTATGATAACGAAGATATTATGAAGGAGATGTAATGACAATGATGACTCACAAGGAATGGACACGGAGAGCTGACGAGTTGGAGCGTCAGATGGACGAAATGGTTAACGGCTCCCCGTCCGCAAAGACCTCTGTTGTAACTAAGACCCCGGAGGGTATGAAAGCTCACATCACAGAAACCTATCTTTTCGCTAATATCATCAAGGAAGGTCGCCAGCACATGGCAACTCTGGCTAAGGAATGGGAAGACCACGAAGCCGCCGTAAAGCGCATTTGTGATCGGTATGCTCCCTCTGTTCAGCAGGAGAAAATTGCAGAGCTGGACGCTGCCTTTGAGGAAAAGCGGAATGAACACAGCGACTCTTTCTCCGCTCTGGTCAAGAAAACGGTTGACGCAAAGAGGGCGGCAATCAATGAAATGGTGGCTGTTGCTCCCACCACCGAACAGCTCAACCTTTTGCAAGCCTTGCAGTTGCAGGGAGAGTTTAATGAGGGCGAGATTAACATGATCCTCCCTCACCTGATCGGCAATTATCGAGCTTTGGCAACCCTGCGTGGTATGGCAAAGAAAGCCGGATATGCTCTGCTTATTCCCGCTCAGTTCGATTATGCAGAGCTGACCGAATATCTGGACTGGACTGAAAAGTATCTGGCTGACCGCTGCCATGACATGGCTACCTTCAACGGCGAAGTTGGTGACTTTTTCGGCAAAACCTTTTTCGACACCTACGGCGGTGGATATGATGACCCGAATTTCAAAAACAACGCTATTGATATGTTCGATAGCAATATGCAAATCCAGACTCCTTTCAAGGTGAAGATTACTAAGGACGAACCCACCGAAAAAGACGATCAGTAAGTTACGCTTTGTAGCACAATCGGCACCATTGGTGACAGGAAATTGTGTATCATTGAAATGCAAAAATCAGCATTGGGAGGATTTTATTATGAGCGAAAGCATTATCCGCAACAGAGCAAAGAACCTCAATCTGATGGTTCGCAAGGACGGTCACGGCGAATATTACCTGTGTGATCTGAACAACTGCGCCGTTGCTCCCGGCCCCATGACGCTTGAACAGCTCGATAGCTGGCTGAGTGATCTGGAAAACCAGAACGACAACTGA